TGTGATGGAACTTCAACTCCAGTCCATTTTCTAGCACGATCATGCTATTTCTTGGCGCGTTGTAAAGCTGCAACTTAGCCGCAGCCATTGCTCTCTTAGCTTGGAAGCCGCCGCCCCACATCCCCTGCCGCTTGGCAAGGTCATCAAAGGCTTCATCCTCTGCATCTTTCATAGCTCCTCCATCAGTGGGTTGATTTCGTCCATCAGGTTTTGAATTTTGTCAATGGTAGCAGCGCTGCTCACCCCGTACTTAGTGTGCTGGCGCAGGGCTTCGCGGATGTCGTGCAGCGTTGCCCAGTATCGATTACCCCATGAGGCCATCTGAAACTCCATGCTTTCCTCGGGTATCTTGAACATCAGTTCTGCATACATGGCATCTCTCCTTTCAGTATGTCGCGCGGTCAAGGTAGTGGTTGCGTAGTACTCTCATAGCCAACTCCATATGATTAGGCCAACACTAGCCACAGCAAACAACACAGTGGCTATGGTGACGGCAACAAACAACACACTGAACAGCATGTCCTCGTCTTCGTCATCGTCTTTCATGCTTGCTCCTCCAGTATTTCAACACCCGCTTGCGTTTCAATCCATACCCTCGCCCCGCAAGATAAGGGCTTGTCGGGGCTGTAGACAATCCGGCTAGGCCCCAATACCGATACAGCGTTGCAGCGTGTATTGGCTTTGTATGTCTTAACGGTCAGCACCGGCAGGTCCGCCCCCTTTGTATTTGCCCTGACGTTGTGCTGATTTACATGAATGATGGTTTTCATGCTTACTCCCCTTGATTACGAATGGCGGGAAGCGCTGCGATTTTTGCCTGAGCCCGTTCCCGCTTTTTGCGAAAGTAGTACTTCCGTGCATATTCACGCCGTTTGTTGATCTTCTCGTCCGGCGTGTTTTCCGCTTTGGGCCTCCCCGTTGGCGCAGGAGCCAACGACTCAGTGAGAACAGCGAGCCGCTGCTCACCACGACTTACCCGCGCCATCAGGTTGTCGAGCCGCGCTTCGAGGATCGCCATGTCCCGCCCGTCCAAGTTCAAGGACTTGACGTGGTTTTCCAAAAAGCCCATGCGGGCAAAAATATTCCAAGTGCTAAAAGGTTTCATTTCAATAATCTCCAAGAGTCTTTAACCGCCGGAACAAAGGCCCATCCCTTGCGCCGGAACATAAAATACAAACGAACAAAACTAAGCATCATTCAAGTCACCTCCAAACTGTTCTCCGCAGTTATCACACACGTGGCATGAATACAGGTCCGCGCCCCACGAATCTGTGATGTTGCGGGTCTCCCCTGACGGGAAATCACACTTGGGGCAACGGTGTATCTCCGCCACGACTACTTCATAGTCGCCATTGCCGCTGTGTTCTTCATAAAACTTTTCCCAAGCTTGGTCCGCGTCCCGCGCAAACAGGAACACTTCGCCATGTTCCGCAGACCAGAACAGGTATTCCTGATCGGGCATGTCAATCTGGGTCATAGTCACGCTCCTTGTCATCCAGCATCTCGAAAGTGATCTCTGAGCATTCCTTGATGTGTTCAAGGACGGCAGAGGACAGAAGTTCGCGGATGTCGATCCCGCCGCAGTAGACGTTGACCAAGCACCACGTGCCGGGGTAGCCGGGTTCGTCAAAGGTGGCAGGCTCCGATGGCTCGTAGACAAAGGTGCAGTCCAGCGCATTGCCGCACTCCAGCTTGTAGTTGTATTGGACAAGATCGCTCATCAGGACACCTCGTGATACCAATCGTCCAGTTGGACGAAGATGTCGAAGAAGTCATCCTCATCAAGCAATTGGATGACGTTGAGAGACTCGCGGCCCACGGTTATGGTGACCGCTGTTACTCGAGTTTTACCGTCTTTGTCCAAGCCATAGTGGACTTGCACTGGGAGTGCCAGCGTTAAGTCAGCGATACTTGTCTGTTCCGGCAGTTGGGTTTGCATTGCTCTATCCTTTCTCAGTTGTGGTTGTTACATGGGTTACGGTGCGTTGCTATTGGGTTGAGGAACGCGGACCGTGGCTTATTCTAGCCTACTGCGCGTTACTGTGGGCTTTATTTTTGGGTGTCAATCTGCGTAATTGATACTAGGGTAAACCCTATGTTTTGGGCTGTTTTGGGGGTTGTTATATGCATTTGGGTATGTAGAACGGGTTTGTTAGACATTTTGGGGGTGCTATATAGAGTTTTTTCCAAGAAAAACAGTTTTTATTTTTATTTTTTTGAGATTAGGCGTAATAGGCGTAATGGGGTAATTAGTGAATGAAATCAATAGGTTAGGAGAACACAGTACATTACAGTAGTACAAATGGTGTAATTTACTGGGGTGTCCCTACGGTTCGGAAAAAAAAATTCAGAAATTATTTTTTGGTGAAAAAAGTTCTATATGGGGCTGGAAATTGGAGAGTTGACCATTTGGCCTACACCCTGTATACTAGGGTTTCTACTGCTTTTCGAGGCGTTACCAAAATGGAAGAACTGGCGATCAAAATTGACACTGGAGTGCCCTTGCCCCGCAGGAAGTCCACGTACCCGTTTAGGGACATGGACGTGGGGGACAGCATCCTTTTCACCGTAGAAGCCCGTGGAGCCTCTGCTAGGGTGGCCTCTGCCCACTTCTGCCGCTTGCATGCACCTAAGTGGGCGTTCTCCCTGCGGAAGGTGGAGAACGGCTGGCGCTTGTGGAGGACTGCATGACCAAGCGGGACGTATGGAACGTGCCGCCAGTCATCCCTGACAAGGCCAAGCAGCGCATGGCAGGGGAAGTGATCCCCCTGCGCAGACAGCGCAAGGTCTTGAATCAGAAGGAATGGAAGTTTGTGCAGGAGTACGTTTCCGGCGATGGACGGGTGACCTTGAAGGAAGCCGCGATCCGCGCAGGGTACAGGGAGACCTCTGCATCGGTCATGGCGTGGAAGCTGACCAACCCCAAGCAGTACCCCCACGTAGTGGCTGCAATTCAAGCCTACAGGGCTGAATTGGCCTCGAAGTACAACACCAGCTATGAGCGGCACATGCGGGACTTGCAAATCATTCGCGACAAAGCCTTGGACGCGGGGGCTTTTTCGGCTGCTGTGGCTGCTGAGTACCGGCGGGGCCAAGCTTTGGGCACGATCTACGTGGAGCGTAAAGAAATCCGGCATGGCACGATTGACAGCATGAGCAAAGAGGAAGTGCAGCATCAATTGGAGGAATTGAAGCGCTTGTACGGCGGCCCTCCGCCAACTGCCTTGATCGATGCGACCACGGGGGAAGTTTTGGACAGCGTGGCGAAACAGGCCGACCCCGTGTTCGATGCAGGGGTGGCGCAGCCGCCTTTGGATATCTTCGAGATCGACCATGTCAGCAACACCGGAGAGTAGGTTTTCCCAGCGTGTCCGGACAAGCTTACCGGACTGCTTTATCGAGCGGCTTGAAAACCGCGTGAACCTAGGCGTGCCGGATATGCTGATTGGCATCGGCGATCAATTTGTTCTTGTGGAACTGAAGGTAGTTACCCGGGGGCTCAGAGTGGCGCTGCGCCCCCATCAGGTGGCCTTTTTGGTTCGACATTCTTTAGCAGGCAGGCCCTGCTTTGTTTTGGTCAAATGGGAAGGTACGACCAAACGCCCCGATACCATCCGCCTTTATCGTGGGAGCGATGCGCTTGCGCTTGTGGCGGAAGGGCTGCGGCATCCCCCTTTGTTTGAGTGGACATCCCATGCCATGGACTGGCAGCATCTTAGGCATTTGCTATCGGGGGCTGATTTGCAGTAAAAAAAATCAATGAGCGTGGCGTGAAATCGGCTTTACAATTGGGCTGTGTCGCAATGGTGCGGCATTACAGAAAGGATATTTATCATGTTAAAGACAGTCGAAACCAGCAGCAACAGCAAGACCGGCCCTATCGCCGTTACATATCGCGCAGGCGAACATGAGACATATGGCACGTGCCCTAAAACGTGCAAGCTTCACCCCAAAAGCGAGACCGGAACCGATAACATCGATTCGGAATATTTACAGGCGGTATACGACAGCGTGCCCCGTGATGGCTTGGCTTGGGCCTACAGCCATTTTCCGGCGGCTGCACTGCCAAAACCCGCAGCCAATAAAACCCTGATAAATGCCAGTTGTGACACTGTGGCAGATGCGGTGGCTTCAGTGAAAGCCGGACACCCTGCCGTATATGCTGCCCCGTACGATTCGGCGGAACAGTGGCCTAAGATTGTCGAAGGCGTGCGGTTTTATCGTTGCCCTGCCGAAATGTCCGATTCGTTTACATGCGCAGATTGTGGCGGTGGCGTGCCCCTATGCGCTCGCAATCGATCCGATGTGATCGTATTCGTTGGGCATGGAACCGGAAAAAAGCGGGTTGGAACTGATGCCGATGGCGGCTGCTATGCGGCATCCGGCCCGACTGCTATTCAATGGCACGCAACAAAAAAGAAAGGCGCGGCGAATGATGCGCAAGCTTTGCGCGACTTTTCCCGCAAGCTTCGGCGGGGCTCGCTACTGCGTCACCATATCGCAGGGGATATCGGGAGGGCTGCCGCATGATCATGGCACTGGTGGCCCTTGGAATACTGATAGTCATTGGCTGGCTATTAGACAAATTCGATTAAAAAATACAATGAACGGAAACCATAAAAGCAGGAAATAAGAGAATATAATTACCGCACCGGAACCGATGGAACCGGATTAACCCTCAGAAAGGATATCGAAAATGGCACACATGATAGACAACTCAACCGGCACAGCAGCAATTGCATTTGTCGGCAAAACCCCATGGCATGGCTTGGGGCAGGCGCTTACCGCAGGCGCAACAATTGAAACTTGGACACAGCAGGCAGGGCTCGCATATACAGTTCTTGAAAGCCCTGTATTGTTTAACACTGCCGCAGCCACGGAACCGCAGGCATGGCCTGAGCGGAAAGTACTACACCGCAGCGATACCGGCGCTCCCCTTGCCGTAGTATCAAAAGGTTATAACGTAGTGCAGCCCTCCGAAATAATGGGGTTCTTTAGCGAACTGGTAAAGCTTGGCGGGTTTCAACTTGAGACAGCCGGAGCGCTCAGCTATGGGCGGAGAGTGTGGGCGCTTGCATCCGTAGGCGAAGCCGCACCAGTTATCGATGGCGACTTAGTCAAG